CGGAGAACCACGTCGTCGAGGGCGCGGCGCTGGCCGCCGGGCAGCATCTTTTTCTGGCGGGCAACGCCACCGCCTCGATGACCACCGCGATGCTGGTCCAGGCGTTCGAGGGCAAGCTGCGGATTCTGGCCGACTGGGTGTTCGAGGGCGGGCCTGCCGAGCGCGCCGGCGACATCGTGCAGGCGGCCGCCCAGGAGATCGACACCTCGAGCGTGCGCGCGGTCCCGGTGGCGCGGCCGTGGGACGACATGCTGAAGCTGCCGCTGCCCGACCGGATGATCTCGCGGCCGAACCGCCCGGTATGGGTCGTGCCCGACCGGCACAGCGACCAGATGACGAATGTCGGGCTGATGCAGGCGGTGCGCGCGTCGGTCGCCGAGGCGCGGGTCGGCGGCGACCGGGTGACGGGGCAGATGTTCCTGCGCGACGCGCTGGCCCGCACGGTGCGCGGGATGCCGGCGGTCGAGATAAGCCCCCGGGCGCGCTGGACGCTGCGCGCGCTGGCCGGCGGGTATACGAGGGAATTTACGCGCGGGCGGCTGCAGGACGACGCCGAGGAGGGGCCGTACCGGCTGCTGGTCGAGGGGTTGGAGGCGTTTTGCGGCCTGACGGCGACCCGCGCCCCCGAGGCGGAGGACGACCAGCAGAACATGCGCATAGACGAACGCACCGGAAGGGCGTATGCGAGCGCGATGCCAATGAGGGCACGATGAGGCACCACCGCCGTTTTCATCATCACCGGAGCCACCGCCGGCATCATCACCATATCAGGGTGGCGCTCGTCATCGGCAATGTCGCCGTTGAACTCTTCCCGAACTGGATAGGAGTAACCCACATGGCTTTCATCCTGGACGCCGGCAAGACCGAAAACCTCGCCATCGAGTACCTCGACGCCAACGGCTCGCCGATGCTGGTCACGCCGACCCCGGATTCGCCGCCCGCATGGGGGCAGACCAACCCTGCGGCGGACACGCTGACCCCCTCGGCGGACGGCAACACGGCGACCGCTCTCGGCCTGGACGCCGGCGGATCGGACACGATCCAACTCACCGTAATCGTCGCCGGGTTCACCTACCAGGCGACGGTGGACGCGACCGTCAACCCCGGCACGCCGGCGCAGGTGCTGACCAGTGTCCGCATCGCAGCGACGCCCGCGTAGGCCCGCCGCCATGCCCGATTTCATCCCGGCGAAGCCCGCCGCCACCGGCGGCCCCGCGTCCCCGGCTGACCCGTCCGTCGTGCCGCTCACCGATGTCGAGCGGGCGCGGATGGCCGAGCTGCGGGCGATGCCTCCGCCGCTCAGCCCGGAGAACACCATCGAGCTTGACAAGCTGGTGGAACGCGAGGCGGCCCCGCCACCGCCCGACCCGAAGAAGGTCGAGGCGTATCTGGCGGAGACCTGGGCTCATCTCGTCGGCCTCGTCGAGCAGGTCGTCGGCACGCTGCCGCAACTGCACGGCCTCGCCGGCCGGGCCGCGGCGATGCGCGCCGCCTTCGACGCGGCGCTGTTCCACGCCGGCCCGCCGCCCGAGGCCCCGCCGCCGTCCTACGAGGCGCTCCCCTTCGGGGCGACGAGGCAGGAAATCGAAGACCGCGTGAAGATGCTCGAAGCCCTGCCCAGGCTCTCGGACGAGCAGACGGTGGAACTGGCCCGGCTGAAAAGCACGCTGTAATCCATGTCGGACAGCGGCGAGTTTGTCCTTGGGGCGGAATCAGCCGCCGGCCCCGAGCCCGAGGAGGACGAGGTTGCATCCTCTCCGGTGGACCGTGACCGCGACCTCCTCGGCGGCTCGCGCTCGAAGATCCGCGAGAAGCTCGGCAAGGTGTTCGACGACAACGCGCGGGGCTTCGAGGACCAGTCCCCCCGCGCCGACGACCAGGCGCGGTACTGGGAGGCCTACAACTGCGAACTGAACGAGTGCCAGTATTACAACGGCATCGCGCAGATCTACATCCCGGCGGTGCGCGACGCGATAAACGCCATCGTCACCCGCCTCGGCAACCAGATGTTCCCGCAGGGCGGTCGGGCAATCGAGGAGGTGTCGGCGGACGGCACGCAGGCCTCGGGCCTCATCGGGCTTCTGGAGCACTATCTGCGCGAGGCCGAGTTCGAGATCAACGTCGTCAGGCCGCTCCTGCGCCACCTCTACATAGAAGGGCACGGCAACGTCTACGTCGACTGGGCCGAGATCGAGCGACAGATTGTTTCCCGTGAAACGCACGGCCCCCGGATCGAGATGGGCGGCCAGGAGGTCGAGGCGCCGGGCGAGGAAATCGACGACATCAAGGAGGAAACAATCGTCGAGGGGCGCCCGGTTTTCGAGGTGCTGCACGATTGCGACGTTCTGGTGCTGCCGCAATCGGCCGACACGATCGAGGAGGCGCTGGCAAAGGGCGGCTCGGCGACGGTCGTGCGGCGCTGGACCAAAGACAAGATCGAACAGATGGCCGAGCAGGGCCAGATCACGAAGCGCGCCGCCCGCGACCTGAAGGACGCGATGGCGAAGATGTCGCGCGGCGAGGCGAACCAGGAAAAGAAGCTCCTCGAACACGTCGGCATCCGGGCCGGGGGCAAGGAGGCGACGGTCTGGGAAACCTGGACGATGCTGCGGCTTGACGACAAGGGGGGGTACAGCGAGGACGGGCGGCCGCGCCTCTGCCGCGTCTTCTTCGGCCCCGAGCGCGAGCCCCTGGGGTGCAAGCGCAACCCGAACTGGAACGACCGGGTGCCGCTGTGGTCAAAGCCGGCGGAAAAAGTCGCGGGAGTTTTCAAGGGCGGCAGCCCGGCGGCGCGGGTGATGTCGATCCAGTACGAGATCAACGACGCGGTGAACGAGGGGGCGGACGCCGCGGTCCTCTCGGCCGGCCCGATCATCCGCCAGTCGCCCGAGGCCAGCGGCCCGCTTGTCCTCGCCATCGGCGCGATCTGGAAGGGGAAGGCGGGCGAACTCGAAATGATGCAGTTCCCCGATCTGACGCCGCGCGCCGTGACGCGGGTGCAGATGGGGCTGCAGATGATTTTCCAGTCGTTGGGGGTCAACCCGTCGATGCTGCCGCAGCAGACCCGCGCCGGCAAGCCCAATCAGGCGCAGGTCGCGCAGGAGCAGGCCATCGACCTCCTGACGACGGCCGAGGGGGTCAAGATCGCGAGCGACGCCGGCACCTGGGCCTTGGGTTGGATGGTGGACCTCGACTACCAGTACCGCGACACCGAGATCACGGTGCGTCAGTTCGGCGAGATGGGCCGGCAGGCCGAGTTGGAACAGGTCGCGCCCCTGCAGAACCGCGCCGGCTTCTCGTTCCTGTGGCGCGGAGCCGAGCAGGTCAAGCTGATGGCGATGATGCAGCAGCAGGGCACCGCGCTCCTCAACGTCGCGCGCACGATGCGCCAGGAACTGATGGCCGAGGGGATGCAACTGCGCCTCGCGCCGGCCTTCGAGTCGGCGTTCCAGGCGGTCTTCGGCGCGTTCCTCGGATCGAAGATCCTGATCGACCAGCGCCACCAGTTGACGGTGCCGCAGGCCGAGGAGAACGAATGGCTCGGCCAGGGCTTCGAGGTGCCGGTGCATCCGCTCGACCAGGACATCGAGCATCTGCGCGAACTCCTGCCGTGGATACAGCAGACGGGCGACCCGCACGGTACCGGCAAGGTTCACGCCCAGGCGCACATGACCTCGATGCAGATGAAAAACATGGCCTCGATGCAGCGCCAACAGGCCGCGCACGGCGGGGGTCCGCAACAGGGCGGCGGCGGGCCGGGCCAGCCGCAGCCGGGGGCGACGCCGGGCCAGCCGCACGCGGTGAAGCGCCCGCCGGGAGCGCTGCACCCCGACCAGGCCTCGGGCGGCGGCATCGTACAGATGCCGAGGAGGAACTGATGGCGGACATCGTTCTGGATAGCGAAGAAATCCGCCGGCTTCGTGATGCGGGGTGGTCGAACTCGATGCTTGCCGCACGGTTTGACGTTCCGGTTCGCAGCATCACTCAATCGCTCAGGTCGGATCGCAGATGGTATAGCGACCCCACGCTGGAAGATCGGTGGAAAGCCAGACTCCCAGCTATGAAGGCGGCGCTTCGAGACAGCATCTTGAGCAAGAGTGCTTGACTTCGCACAAGATGTAGCGGCATAGGCAAGGTTCGAGCGGGCGATCGCAGTCCGCACCGGGCGGGGGAACGCACCCCGAGGAGAGAGAATGGCACGCACACGCGGCGCTGAAGCCGACGTTATTGAGCCTGTCGAGGAGGAGATTGTCCTTGGCCCGGATGAAGAAGAAGACCTCGCCGAAGCCGACGCCCCTGAAGATGAAGGGGATGATGCCGGTGGGGATGCCGATGAACAGGAAGGGGAAGGCGAAGAAGCCGAAGATGTAACAGCGGAGCCTCCCGCACCCAGGCGCGGTGGCGGATCGCAGACGATCCGCGAGCAGCGGCGACGGGCGCAGGAGGCGGAGCAGAGGGCCGCTCAGCTTGAGCGGGAGTTGGCCGAGGCGCGCGGGTTCCAGCAGGGAATGCAGGCGCGACAGGTTGACCCGCAGGCGGCGGCGAGGGCGGAGCAGGAGTTTTATGCGTCGCTGGAGCTGATGGCTCCGGCGGAGGCATACCGGCAGCTGATGCAGCGCGGGCAGCAGCAGATCGGGAATGTCGTTCAGAATCTTCAGTTTCAGACGAACGAGAGACTAGACAAACAGGCTTATGACGCAGCGGCACGCACATCGAGGGTTCACCAGCAGTATCGCTCGCAGGTCGAGTCGACGCTGGCCGCCGAGCGTGCGCAGGGCCGCAACCCCGACCGCGAAGTCATCCTCAAATATCTCGTGGGCAACGACGTGCTCGAACGCGCCAACCGCGCGGCTCCGGCGCAGCGCAACGGCGCGGCCCGCCGTGTCGCGGCGCAGCGCACGCAGCCGACCGGCGCTCGCGGCGACGTTGCGGCGCGCGGCCGCGGCGCACGCCTCGTTGCCGGCACACCCGAGCATGACGACTGGCTGGTCGCCGAGGGCATCCGATCAGGGCACAACGTATTCGAGTGAGCGGAGGCCCCGCCTCTGCTTTAGCGGAGGCATGAACCGATGGCCGTTACCGTAAACACCAGTTCCCAGTACGCCGGCGCAACGACCCGAATCATCGCCCGGAAGGCGCTGGAGGAAACCCAGCGCTACCTCGTCCTCTACCAGTTCGCCGACAAGGAAACCCTCGATCACGGGCACGGCGTCACGTGGTCGGCGATCCGCTGGTCCCGCCTGCCGCTGCCGCAATACCCGGTGGCCGAGGGGGTGGCGCCGGTCGCCAACCAGCTTTCGTTTACGCAGGTCATGGGCTCGGCGGTCCAGTGGGCCGGGCGCCTCGTCTTTACCGACGTTTCGATCATCACGACCCAGCAGAACCTCATCACCGAGGGGTCGCGGATGCTGGGGATGCAGTTGGGCGAGATGAAAGAGCGCAACGCGATGGTCGCGCTGATGTCGGGCTCCCAGGTCAACTACGCCAACTCGGTCGGCTCGCGCGCCTCGCTCGCGGCCGGCGACAACCTCAACCCGACCGATGTCACCCGCACTTTCGCCAACATGGTCAACCTCGGCGTCCATATGTGGAACGGGCAGACCGGCGAGGACGTGCAGCGCCCGATCGACTACACCGCGCGGGCGAGCGAGAAGACGATCAAGGGGGTCGAGCACCTCGTCGCGGTCAGCAACACCTTACCGCTGGACGACCTCGCGAACAACCCGACCGTCGTCGCCGCGTGGCAGCGCTCGGACATCAACCGGCTCTACATCAACGAGATGGGGTACTGGAAGGGGATCACCTTCTGCCGATCCAACATTATCCCGACCTTTACCGGATTCGCCCAGGTCAACGGGACGCCGGGCACCGGGTCTCTCACCACCGCGACCTATACGATCCAGGTCACCGGCTGGGACATCCAGAATTTCTACGAGAGCCGCATCTAC